ATTAACTTATTTAAGTTTTCCTAATTGTGATGTTAAGGTAATTAAATTAGTATTTAAAATAATTTTCAATCTTTTAAAAAAGAATGGAACATTATTTACAGTAAAATATCTTAAAACATGTCGGTTATTAATAACCCGTTACATGTGTAAGAGACCTTTACTGGTTAATACTAATTTTGTTTCTTCCAAACGTGGTTTTCCTACTAAGTTTTTGTTCTTGAAAAAGTATATTGATAGTGGTAAAACAGAACAAATTAAGTTTTGTTTGACACTTATGAATATATCAAGAACAATTCAACCTAAAAAAGGTGAAATTATACCTATTGATTTTAGTTCAATAATAGATGGACCAAAGAAGAGTTTTAAAACTGTTCAAGGAAAATTTATTAATGAATTTATCAGTGAGTATAACTTAGTATGGAAAGTTCCTACATACTCTACTTCAGATTTCTTTATCTCATTAAAAATGGGTCCTCATGGTCCTACTATCTTAAGTATAACTGAAACAGTTAAATACCTTAGTAGTATTACTCTTGAGAGTATCCAATTTTTAGTTGGTAAAGAATTCTTTGCACAATACATAGGTCCGTTTATCTCATTTATGAATCACAATAATATAAACATTCCAGATGGTAGTGGTAAGGATAGAATCTTTACTCACAAATCCACAGGTCGTTTAAGTATTGTTAAAGATCCTGAGTGTAAAATGAGGATTATAGCCATTAGTGACTATTATACTCAATTTACTTTAAAACCTATACACAATATGTTTATGAATTTACTTCGTAAACTACCTTGTGATAGGACTTTTACTCAAGATCCTTTTCATAATTGGGAAGGTAATGACCCTTTTTATAGTCTAGATTTGTCTAGTGCAACTGATAGGTTTCCTGTACATCTCCAAAAGAAATTATTAAATTATTTAGTATTTTTTAGTACTAAAGATATAATTTACTCTTGAAAATATTCGGAATTTTGAATGAAATTGCTCACTAAAAGAGTATTCACATACTTTGATCCTAAGGATAAGACTGAAATTGATTTCAGTTATTCTGTTGGTCAACCTATGGGATGCTATTCTAGTTGAGCAGCTTTTACTTTAGCTCACCATTTAGTAGTACAATTTTGTGCAAAAAAGGTTGGAAAATTTCCTTTTT